GGTTGTACAAATTGTTGTTGTGGCATAAAGTATAGTCCTGCATCTGCACGAGAAGCAGGGTTGCTATAAAACTCTTTAGCTTGTCGTCTTATGTCAGCTACCATTGGCTGTACTCCTGAAACGTCAACACCTTCGTCAACAACTTCTTCATCACCACCCATAAAAAATGGTGCAGCTATAGCTCCTGCTCCAGCTAACCCACCTAATACTCTTAATGCACTAATATCCGCGCCTGCTTTACCACCAACTCTAAAAATATCTCCTATAGTACTAAGTTTACCACCTGTTCCAAACAGACTTGATAAACCTCCACCTAGACCTTTTGCAAAACCAGCGCCTTTTAAATTTGCAAAAGGACCAAGTCCTCCAGCATACATACCTAAGCCACCTATAATAGCAGCTTTACCTATTGGTGATTTAACAACTTTCTTTATAGCTTTTTTAGCTTTTCTTACAATCTTACCTAGAAAAAATCCTTGTCTCGGCTCTTCGAGTTCCATGATTCCACCCATGTTACGCATTTGTCTTTCCATATTCATCCTTGAAATTGCCATAGTTTATCCTTTTTATCGCCTTTTTCTATTATAATCAATCATATATATCGACTAGGTTTGCTAGTCCTCCCATCATATATCCAACTCTACCGCCGTCAGCATGTGATCCTTCTGTTGCACTTGGGTCAGATTCAGAAAATCCTCCTGCAGTATTTCCGCCAAATCCTCCGCCTCCAGCCCGTCCTCCAGTATAGTCTCCTGTTCCTGCAAAATCAAATCCCATACCCTGTCTTTCAGTTTCTGCTTTGGCAGCAGCTTCTTTTGCTTCTTCCATTGCTTTTTCTTTAGCTTGATTTCTTTGATATGCTAAACTTGCTATTGCAGTAAAAGGATTTAGAAATCCTAACGTAGCAGCAAAAGCTGTACCTAACATACCTTTTGTAGTAGTGGGGTTATTATATTCATCAATAGCTTCTTGTTCTTCAGGAGTCATACCCATAGTTCCTGTCATAGATTTATCTGGAGCAAAATCTGCAGTTGTTAAACCTTGATCTACAGGTCCAGGTGCATCAGCACCGCCAGGCCCTCCACTTCCGTCTCCACCTCTACCCACATTTGGATTTAATATTGGTGGGACTATTGGTAATGTAGATATACCACCAGACATGTCTAATGTTTTTGGTTGAAAGGGACTAGCTAAATACCTGTCAAAAGGTACAAAGTTAAAACCCTGGTCCCTGATTCTTTGATCTGTAGGATCTAATATCATTTAGTTTCTCCAAATAAGTCAAGGCTTGGCATTATTACCCTAACGTCTTTTCTAATATCTTCTTGAGGAATACCTTTAGCTTTCCACTCCTCATCATTCTTGTATACCTCACCTGTTTTTAAATTACTAATAGTTTCTATAATCTTCTCTGGTTTTATTACTTTCATTATGTTGTTACCTCTCTTGGCTGTATTTCTAATATAGAAGCTATGACGTGCAGCTCGTTCGCGTCAGCAGCCTGTACTTTTAATATCTCACTTTCTTCCATTACAAGAGGTTGAGATAAAAGTTCTGTAGATGCTTTAGATGCTATGGTTTTATCCTTAAATAAATTAAATATAGCGCCACTAGAATTTACTAATGTTATAGTTATTGTAGATCCTGATCCAGCATCCTCAGTTACTAATAATGATTTAACAACTGTGGTCGTTGCAGTTGGCACTGTATATAGTGTGGTAAGATCTGTTGTCGTTAAATCTACTTTTTTATTTTTAAAACTATTAGCCATTAATTTAAAAAGAAGTTTTGAGCTTCTACTTCATCCTTTAATTCTTGTTGATATGTTGTATTTAATTTTTGTATCACAGCATCCAAGTCTCTAACTTGTGAGTCTGCCACTTGTTTAGAATATTCTTCACTAGGTCTTGTTAATATTTGTACTATCTTTGCCATTATCTTCTACCATCCGGTTGTATGTCTAATCTAAATGTGCCTAGTTTCCAACTTTGAGAAGCTGCTGTGTTTGCTACTTTTAAAGCTATCTGTCTTGCTCTTGCACGTGTGTCTACTTTTTGTGTTGATGATGTAACTGTAAACGGTCCAAGTGCTGAACTAACTTTAGCATCATTTGGAAAATCTCTTAGTTGTAATGTAACTTGTGTATTACCTGTTTGTGATATAAAGTCGGGTATAAATCTCCTAATCTTCATTATAAACTCACCATCTCCTCTAGTATCTGGCATACCAGTTTGACTTCCTCGTATCACTCTTTGTGTGATATCAAAATCTCCTGATACTATGTTTGATGTTATAGCTGTTACAGTTCCTCCTGCAACTTGATCTGTGCCTTTTTCATGTTCGTAATATGTTGTGCATCCATCTGTATTTCCAACAACGTCGTAAGAATCATTACTTCCTGCATCATATTCTGTTGCGTGTGGTAAACCAAATACGGCTGAGTCTTGCCATGTTCCCCGTGCCAGTGTTCCTGTTGTCCATACAGGTCTCTTAGCTCTAGAATCTTGATAGTTATATGTTACACATCTATTAATAACAGTAGAACCTTCTGTGCAATAGAACCAAGTTATCTCCCCAAACAAATTATTTAATCCAACATTTATTAATTGTCTTGCAGTTGTATTTAAATCATCATAAACAAAATCTTCTACTAAACATAACATTGTTTCAAGACTACCGGCGTATTTAAAGAAACCATTTTCTGACATCCAATATGCTGTACCATCAACCTCTAATGCAGCGTTCTGTCCTATCAATCCACAATTAGTACCAACTTGTGCAAAACCAAAAGTAAACGGAGCACCTACAAAACGCATAGTAAATAAAGATGTGTCTGACCAAACATATATTGAATCTCTACCTCTAACAGCCCCTACAATTTTAGAACCATCAGAAAGTCTTTGTGTACCTGCTGTGTTGGTTGCTGTAGGTGTATATGTATTAATATCTTCTTGGTCTGAAAATCTAATAAACATTTCATCTTGTGTTGTTGGATCACCAATAGTTGTTTCTGTTCCAAAAAAAACTAAGTGACGATCCGGTGTAGATACTAACATATCTCTAGATGCAGTTGGTGCACCAGATATAATTGTTGCTCTATTGTTAGTTGCGTTTGTTGCATCTGAATCCCATTCAAAAACTTGTGCATTATGTATTAGTGCAATTACTTTACTTCCAAAACCATCAATGCTCCACATACCTGGATCTATTACTACGTCACCTGATGCAGCTTGTCCCCATGCAACATAGTCAGAAGAATTTGTAACTGTGTCACCACCATTGTGAGCAGCAGCTGTTGTGTTTCTTACACCTCTAGTTACTCCAGATAAAACACCAGATGTTATACCTGTGTAAGATATTTCTTCTGTCCCTATCTGCACAAAGTTTGTACCTGATGTTGGAAACTGTGATGCATCTGTTAAAGTAATTCCTGTTGTAGCTGAATCTGTAATACCACTAGTTAAAGTTGTCGTTGCCTCTCCTGATACTGTACCACTCCATTGACCAAGTCCCCATCCTAATCCAGGTAGTTGTTCTGCAGGTCCAACAGGATAATAGTGTCTTACTCTAATACCACCAGAAGTTGTTGCACCGGAACCACCTTCGTTTGAAGACATTGTAATTGTAAGTGTTGTTGATGATGGCACACTTGTTACCATAAATTTATTATCGTCAAAATCAGATGCGCTATAATTAGAATTAGTTATGCTAGAAAAATTGTCTAAAAGAATTATGTCTTTTGCTGATATGCCATGCGAACCACTAAAAGTTATTGTAACAGTTGGTGATCCATTAGTTGTAGTAAATGCACTTGTAAGAGTTGTTGTAGATTTGATAGGGTGTATGTCATAGAACACACCGCCTGAGTATGCGTATAAAATTCTGTTTGTTCCTATAATAGCGTATTTAGTTCCAGCTTTATTTACTAAATGAAATAGTGCTCTTGCAGCACCAGTCATTTTATTCTCTCCTAATTGAGACCAGCCACCTATTTTTTCAGGTGTACC